AGAATGATTGAAGATTCTCTTGTAATTTACAGACTATCACGTGCTCCAGAACGTAGAATTTTCTATATTGACGTTGGCAATCTCCCAAAAGTAAAGGCAGAGCAGTACCTCAAAGAGGTTATGTCTCGTTACAGAAATAAACTTGTGTATGATGCAAACACCGGTGAAGTTCGTGATGATCGTAAGTTTATGTCCATGATGGAAGATTTCTGGTTGCCCAGAAGAGAAGGTGGTCGTGGAACTGAAATTACCACACTTCCTGGTGGTCAGAATCTTGGAGAACTTGCCGATATTGAATATTTCCAGAAGAAACTTTACAGAGCACTGGGTGTTCCCGAATCAAGAATTGCTTCAGATGGTGGATTTAACTTAGGACGTTCATCAGAAATCTTAAGAGATGAACTTAAATTTGCCAAGTTTGTTGGACGTTTAAGAAAGCGTTTTGCAAATATGTTTAATGATATGTTGAGAACGCAATTGATTCTCAAGAACATTGTATCACCAGAAGATTGGGAAACTATTAGTGACCATATTCAATATGACTTCCTATACGATAATCAATTTGCCGAACTCAAAGAATCAGAATTGATGAATGATCGTTTAGCAACTCTTGCTACGATTGAACCCTATATTGGTAAGTATTATTCTACCGAATATGTTCGTAAGAAAGTACTTCGTCAAACTGATTCAGAAATCATTGAGATTGATGAGCAAATTGAAGATGAAATTAAGAAGGGAATTATTCCAGATCCATCACAAGTAGATCCAATTACTGGAGAACCATTACCACCAGAAGGTGCAGTTCCTCAAGAAGGTGGTGATCCTGGACTAATGGGAGATGTTCCACAAGAACCAGATATGAATGCTCAAGCACAAGTAACACAGGTTCCAGAACCTAAAGGTGGTAAGATATAAATAAAGAATAGACATATATTGAAATTTTATGGAAGAACTTATCGACTTGATTGCTACTGATTCGTCAGCATCAGAAATCAGTGACAAAATTAAAGACGTTCTGTTTGCTAAGGCAGCAGAAAGAGTTGATGCTGCTCGTCCTTTAGTTGCTACATCTATGTTTGGTAATGAACCATCATACGAGGATCAAGAATAATGACAGTACATAAACCCGTTGGTTTTGGTAGTTCTATTGCAATTACTTCTGGAGCTGCTACAACTTCATCTACGTTGTCAGTTCAGACTAAGGCACTAAGAGTTGTTGCAACTGCTGGAGCCTTTATTGCAATTGGAACAAATCCAACAGCATCATCAACAGATTATTATGTTCCTGCAGGCGGAACTGCAGTTCTTGCATTGAGTCCAGCATCACAAAGAATTGTTGGAATTATAACAGGAACAACAACCACAATCACATTTCCAGATGGAACGGGATCTCCATTTGTAGTTGGGGATTATGTAACTTTAACTTCAGTAGGACAACCATATTACAATTTTACCCATCAACCTGTTACAGCAGTTGATGCATCAAGTGGAGTTGGTGGATACTATTCAACCAGAATTACTGTATCTACTAGCACATCGGGGATTGTAACTGCATTTTCTACTGATGGGGACTTGAGAGATTCCATAAAGATTTCGGCATATGGAACCGGAGCAGGAGCTTTATATTATCAACAAGTTCAAATTGCTGGAGACGCATAAACAAATGAAACTCATCACAGAAGAAGTATCACAGGTTAAGTTCATCACCGAAGGAAAAGGTGCTGAAAAGAAAATGTATATTGAAGGAGTTTTCCTTCAAGGTGATATCTGCAATCGTAACGGCAGAATGTATCCAATGCAAACTCTTGCAAAAGAAGTAGCAAGATACAATGAGTCATTTGTTTCCAAAGGTCGTGCTCTTGGAGAACTCGGTCACCCTGATGGTCCTACCGTCAATCTTGATCGTGTCTCTCATAAAATTGTTTCTCTTGAACAAAAAGGATGCAATTTTATCGGTAAGGCACAACTTCTAGAAACTCCAATGGGTAAGATTGCAAAATCACTTATTGGTGAAGGAGTTATGCTTGGTGTTTCTTCTCGTGGTGTTGGTTCATTAAAGATGACTAATGAAGGTCATAAAATTGTCGGTGAAGATTTCATGTTAGCAACTGCTGCTGATATCGTTGCCGACCCTTCTGCTCCTGATGCTTTTGTTCAAGGAATTATGGAAGGTAAAGAGTGGGTTTGGGAAGGAGGAATTCTTCGTGAAAGACTCGCTGAGCAAACTAAGCGTAGAATTAATACCTTAGTAGATGATAGAACACTTCAAGAACATAAAGTTGAATTGTTCCAAGATTTTCTATCAAATCTATAAATTATAAATAAATATAGATTATAACACAATCAAACAAATGTCCGTTGGTAGCAATTTACAAGAAATGGAAAACGTAGTAACCAAAGGCGCTGCACAAGCTGAACCAATGCAAAAGTTGTCCACGGGTATTGCTCCTGGACAAACTGGAAGTTGGGAAGACTTAGGTGGTCCTACCCCAGAGAATTACAAGGTTGATGACGATTCAGCAAAGCTGAAAGATCCTGGCGCAACTCTTTCTCAAGTCAAAGATGTCGTAAATGCTAAAGCTGCTAAGGCTGAAGCAATGAAGAAAATGGCAGAAGAGACTGAGGAAGACGAAGAGGATTTCATTGCCGAAGAGGAAGTTACCGAAGCAATGGAAGAAGGTGAGGATGAGGAAGAAGAAACCCCTAAGAAAAAGAAAAAGGGTGGAAAGGAAGAAGCAGAGGACGAGGATGAAGATGAAATGAAGGAAGAGTTTGACATCGAAGAAGATGTTAATGCTCTCCTTGCTGGTGAGGAGCTTTCCGAGGAATTCCAAGAGAAAGCACGTACCATCTTTGAGACTGCAATTAAGTCTAAGGTTGCAGAAATCAAAGAAGAACTTCAAGCACAATACGAGGAGTCACTCGTAGAAGAGCTTGTTGCTATTAAAGAAGAACTCACCGATAGAGTCGATGCATACCTTGAGTATGTTGCCGACGAGTGGGTTTCGGAAAATGCTCTTGCTGTTGAAGCAGGACTCAAAACTGAGATGACCGAATCATTCCTTCAAGGAATGAAGGGTCTTTTTGAAGATCATTATGTAACAATCCCTGAAGATAGATATGATGTACTCAATACTATGGTAGAAAAACTTGATGAAATGGAAGGAAAACTCAACGAGCAAATTCAAAGAAATGTTGCTCTAAATCAAAGATTAGCTGAGTCGGTTGCTGATGTAATCTTCTCCGAGGTCTGCGAAGGTCTTGCACTTTCACAGAAGGATAAACTCGCTTCTCTTGCTGAAAATGTTGAGTTTGATGGTGAAGACAACTATCGTGAGAAGCTAGTAACTTTGAGGGAATCTTATTTCCCATCTAATGCTGGTACTCAAAGAAATAATTCAGAGAATCTCTCTGAAAGTACTGAATCCGTCCAACAACCAGTATCTGGTCTGATGGAATCATATCTTCAGACTCTGAATAGAGTTTCGAAAAAGTGATTTTTAAATCATAAACAAATCAAACTAACTTTTTAAAGAGGAAAAACAAATGCAAATGTTCAATGCAGAACAATTGCAGGAGAAGTGGGCACCTCTTCTAGACCATCAAGGTCTTGGAGACATCAAAGATTCTCATCGTAGAATGGTAACCGCAGTTCTCCTGGAGAACCAAGAAAGAACACTCCGCGAAGAGCGTGAGTTCCTTTCAGAATCACCAACCAACTCTGCCGGTACAGGCGGATATACCGGTTCAGGTGGTCAAACCGTTGCAGGTTTCGATCCAGTTCTGATCTCCTTGATCAGACGCGCAATGCCTAACTTGGTCGCTTATGACCTCGCAGGTGTTCAACCAATGAACGGTCCTACCGGACTTATTTTCGCAATGCGTTCGAAGTACAACAATCAAAGTGGTACTGAAGCGTTCTATAATGAAGTAGATTCAGCATTCTCTGGTCAGAATAACACTGCTAGAAACCTAACAGCTGGATTTGTTCAAGGCGCTGTTGGTCTTGGTACTACTCAACAACAAGGTACTAACCCAGGTCTTCTGGATGGTACATTCCCAGCAACAGGTGATGCTACAACCTACAACGTAGGCGAAGGCATGACCACTGGTAACTCCGAAGATCTTGGTAACGGAGCTACCAACCAGTTCAACGAAATGGCTTTCTCAATCGAGAAAGTTACCGTTACTGCTAAGTCAAGAGCACTCAAAGCTGAGTACTCACTTGAGCTCGCACAAGACCTCAAGGCAATCCACGGTCTAAATGCTGAAGCGGAATTAGCAAACATTCTCTCAACAGAGATTCTTGCTGAAATCAACCGTGAAGTTATCCGTACCATCTATAACGTTGCTGTTCCTGGTGCTCAAGCAAACGTTGCTACCGCTGGTACTTTTGACCTTGACGTTGACTCTAACGGTCGTTGGTCAGTTGAGAAGTTCAAGGGACTTATCTTCCAAATCGAGCGCGATGCAAACGCAATTGCACAGCAAACTCGTAGAGGGAAGGGTAACATGATCCTCTGCTCGGCAGACGTTGCTTCGGCACTCACCATGGCAGGTGTTCTTGATTACACCCCAGCACTTAACGCTAACCTTAACGTTGATGATACCGGTAACACCTTCGCTGGTGTTCTCCAAGGTAAGTATAAGGTCTATATCGATCCTTATGCTGCTAACGTATCTGCTAACCAGTACTACTGCGTTGGTTATAAGGGTTCTTCCCCTTATGATGCTGGTCTCTTCTACTGCCCATACGTTCCCCTCCAAATGGTTCGTGCAGTTGGCGAGAATACCTTCCAACCAAAAATCGGGTTTAAGACTCGTTATGGTATCGTTGCTAACCCATTCGCACAAGGTGCAACTGTTGGAGAAGGAACTCTCCGCAGAAACTCTAACGTTTACTACAGAAGAGTCAAGGTTACTAACCTCATGTGAGTCTTTCTCACATTTCCCCAGAGGGTCCTTCGGGACCCTCTTTTTTTATCTAAATAAAAATAAAAGATTATGGCGTCACCATTTGCCAATCAAATAGGCAATAGAAATTTTCTATCACCAGTTGGATTTAAATTTACTTTGGCAAAAGAACCTAAAGTAACTTTTTTTTGCAACTCAACAAAAATTCCAGAAATTAATTTAGAAGTTGTACAACAACCATCATATCTAAAAGATATTGATGTACCTGGTGATAAACTAACCTATGGTGATTTATCAATTAGATTTCTAGTTGATGAGAATATGGAAAAT